ATCGCCTGTAGATTTACCAGCCCAACCCTCATTTTTCCAAATATCCCGAATCTCATTTTCGGTTAGTGTTCTGTTTACCATTCTTCTACAAAATTGTCTAGAGTCACGGACAAGCGTCCCAACATATTGGAAATGATTTAGACCACTATCTTTTGCTTTTTTAACAGTAAACTGTCCGTGAAACTGCATAACTGAATCATGAGCTATCTGACCAGCATACCTACGCATATTATTACCAGCTCTATCTGATGCATATTGTGTTTGTAATTTTTTTATAGCTTCCTCTACTTTGGCTTTCATTTTTATATTGTATTTATTTTCATTAACAAAATCGACTAATTGATTAATTTCTGCAATGTTTGAACTTTGATATACTCCGTTAATATGCCCACGAATATTTGAAACCATATCATCAAAAGGTCTGCCAGCTATTATACTTTGATATACCTCGTCATTAATTACTTTTAAAAATCTTTCGGCAACATCTTCAAAACCAGCGAATACTTGATACTTTAATGAATTTATAGTTTGCAAATCTACATCAGTTAAATTTTTAAACTTGGCAGGTATAGGCATTTTTCCAAAAGTTTTTAATACTTCATTAGCCACCCTGTTATATTCTTCGTTAATAATTAAATCAGCTTCTTCTAAAAATGTGCTTTCAATTATTGATCGTAGTCTTGGTTGTAATTGTATTGCTAACTTAATATCAACTAAATCTAAACTACCTTTTGTAGCTTTAGTAAGTTCTTTGACGACATCTTCCTCTAAACGATAAAGAGTATTTATTAATCTTTCTTCATGTTGATCAGCAAGCTGTTCTAATATTCTACTCATCTAATACTGTTTCGCCATGCATATAAACTCCAATATGCAGGACTCAAAGTTTTTTGTCCTTTGACTTTTTTTAGCACACCACCCATACGAGCCATAAAACTTCTTTTTCTAGCTGGTATATTAGATTTAATTTTCATGCCAGGATCGCCGAATCTAACTTTTTTTACATTGTTTGTTTTTTTATCTTTTACAAAAACAGCAAACTTTCTTGATTGTCCTGGAGTACGAAAAGGTTTTCCAAGTTTAACTGTCTTACCTCTATACTTGGCCATTATTTTTTTCTTCTTTTTCTTTTACTTGCTCTTAAAATTATATCCTTATCAAAGGTGCCACTACGACCACGACTGATTAACTTATTAACTCTAGCCATAGACCATTGAGCCATACCGATACGAGGTCTGCTACCACTACTTAAAAATGCACCTTGACCTCTACGATAAGATGCTTTTAAATCTGCAAAATTAAATAGCTTTGATTTCTTTGCTTTTGCTTTTAATGTTTTAATTGTACTTGCTGATAAAGGTTTTCTAAATTTTCTAGCCATTATATTTTAGTCCTTCTTCTTAATAAACTCATTGGTATCCTACCACCACTTTTATAAATTGATGACATTCTTTTTAATAGTGATGCTCTTGAACTTCTTTTTGAACCAGATAAACCCTCTAAATACTTTGACGGTATTTTAGTTTTTTTATCTTTCTTAACTCGTTTCTTCTTCTTCCTCGGCATTAGGAGTCTGTCCTTCTATTTCTGTAGTTTGAAACTGACCTCGCACTGTTCTTGTTGAATCAATCTCGTCATTAATAGTTTTAATAGTTTCATTATCATCAATAACAGCTTCAGCGATTTGTTTATCAAGTTCTTTGTTAAAGGTTTCTGATTTAATCCCACTAGCTTTTGCCATTTGTAGGTATTGTAAATCGTTTGCCCAATCTCTTATGTCAAAAGTATCTGGATAATCCACTGAACCATCCCATTGTTTATCTTGCCACTTTGCAAACAAACCCCATATCTGATCCTCTGCATTTTCAAGATAATCTGCTTTCTCACTGAGCCTTGCGTTCAAAAGCTGAAACTCTGTTTGCAATGCTATACCACTTGCAATCTGTTGACCTGTGGCTCTTACAGAACCCATGTGTGTTATTCTATCAATAGCATCAACTTTCATTTGAATACATTTCATAATACCGTCAAGGTTTTGCCCACTTGGTTGTATAATGTATGGTTTTAAATCTGATTGTAAATCTTCTGGTATCTCTATGATTGAACCAGCACCTGCACTTGCTTCAACATTAGGTGTCTTTACTAGACTTGGGTGGTTCGCTAATCTAATTAATTGTTCTTTCTCTGAGTAATCATTGTAAATAGACTGTTGTAAATATGCAACATCTGCTAAATCACTTATGCCTATCGGTCTTTTGTTTCCTCTTAAATTATAAACATTTACTGCTGGAATCATACCAATAGGGTTAGGTATTTCTTCAATAGTCATAACATCGCCATCACTATATTCCTTGTCATAATCTTCTACTTGGTAAGTTCCAATCATTTCCTCTGTAAAAACTTTTAGTATTGCTCTTTCGCTATTTATATCTTCAACAACAACTAATAAATCTAAATAAAATCTACCACTTGCTGCCCTTTTATAATTCCAATTAACAATGTTTTCTGGTGTATAAATTGACATATAAGGTCTAATGTCTTGTGATAGTTCTTCTGCTCTAGTTTTTGCATTGGTTTGTGGCTTGTCAATAATAACCCAACAATTACCATATATACTGGCATTCATTTGAACCTCACGCATAACAGTATCAAATGACCTACCGTCTAAATCAGCATCAGCAATAAATGATTCTAATTGTGGGTCACCGTCTAATGTTCCATATTCCCTTGTAGGTGGAACTCGCCATAAAAAACTTGTATAAATTTGCACTACATTTTTACAGTGATTGTCAATAGGTGTGTGCCTTACTCGTTGATCATATTCTTCTGGACTTTCTAAAATGTATCTGTGTAAATAATAACCATTTGTGTAATCACGACCACCTAAATAGCTACGAATAAAAAACTCCCAATTATCTACATTCTTATGCCATAGATCATGTTTAGTTTTTAAAAATTTTTTGTCCATTAACTCCACCTACTTGGAGGGCTCGGTTTAAATTCCCTTTTTAGTGGGTAATTATATTCTATCATATATCCTAATGCATCGTTAAAATGATCGTAACCACTATCTTTGTCAGGTATATGCGTTCCCTCTTTGTATATCTGTCTTTCTATGCTTTTAATCACATTTTTGCAAGATTTTAAAATATACAAACTATTTATACCTTTTGCGTTTTTTAGTTTTGCATTAACTGAATTTATTCTATCCCTTACTAATGGTGCAGTGCTTCTTGTCTTTACTTCAAACCCTGCATTTTTTAATATTGCTAAATCAGTCAAACCACCAGCAGATGTTTTGCGTTGCCTTGCACTTGGATCAGGATAAATAATTGATTTATTTTTATATCTGCGTTTTATTTCTTCAACCATTTCATTTGTATTTGACGACCATATTTGTATCTCATCTATAACATAAATAATATCATTTTCTATTATAGAAACAACAGCACACATCGGGTCCACATTAAAATCTAATCCAATATGTAAAGTTTTGTATGTGTTTTCATAATGCTCAATAATGTTTTTATTTCTATCAAAATTATAATAAATCATACCAGCATAATTAACAAACGATGCCATGTACTCTTGTTGAAAAGTTCTTTCGTCTAAATCATCTCTAGCTTGATCTATTTCTTGTTGAGGAACTTGTAATCCCTCAAGAGTTGTAAATTTAAAACTTTGCCATTCTCTATCTGATTGACCTTTAACATACATGTCATATCCCCAGTTACCAAAACCTCTAGGAGTGCCACAAAATAAAGCATGCCCCTGTGTATCACTGAGAGTAGGTCTCAATACTTCATACCAAGCAACAGGACTTATGTCAGCAAACTCGTCCATAACTAAAAAATCTAAACCTATACCACGCAAGCTATTTTCATTATCTGCACCACGAAGCGATATTTTTGAATTGTTACGCAATGTTACAGTCAAATCACTGTTATTTATTTCTGATAACCAATTATGCTTACGCAATCTTTGTACTAATTCTTGCCAACATATCGCTTTTGCTTGTCTATAAGTGGGTGCTACATACCAAACTTTTCTATTAGGAAACCTTGCAAATCTAGCAAGTTCATGGATTGCTAGGAAAGTTTTGCCAAATCTTCTACCTGTAATTAATATCCTAAAGCGAGAGGGATTATTTATTACCTCTGCTTGAGGTTTAGTTAGTGGCATTAAACAAGGTCAGTATTCCAAGGCAATGGTTCTGATTCTTCAGATGTTTCAACCTTATCTTTCATACCTAGATAATTTTTAGAAAGCCATATTAACATTGTCGTATTACCTCGCATAGCTTTATCAAACATAGCTCTTCGTAATGACCTTTTGCCCATATCCCATCCCTTTTTTATAGGGGGGTCAAAATTACGCTTTAATGTGCTTACTGATACACCACAAAAGTTTGCAATCTCTTCACGAGTACACTGCATTGCTGCTAGTTTTTCTATATCTTCTAGGGTATATGGCAGTTCTTTTTTAGGTCTGCCTACCTTTTTTTTCTCTGTCATTTAATCCTCTTTCCCCTGAGTTATGGGTAATTTAACTTAATTTTGACTTTTTATCTTTTTTTCCTCCTTTGGTCAATCAACCTTACCTCTGGATACTTACCTTTTGATTTTGTATTGCGTTTACAAAACATTGGAAAAGTTTTTAATAACCATTGTACTGCTGTTTCTTCATATTCAACAGTTCTATAATTTTGTATGCCACCTTTTTCTGAATAATATTTTGTTTTGGGTGCTACATAATTAAATCTAGTCACACCACCATCAGCAATATAATATCTTATTGATCTTTCAAAATCTTCTTTACCATACTCTGGATTTGTTGAAACATATGCTTTTTTTTCATGATTATTTCGCCAACCATAAAAACAAGCTACAATATATTTTAGGTTAAATGTTACATTGTTTTTCATAAAATAAGGATTTATTACAGGATTAACTCCCCACATATCTATTTTTCTATCAAGTGATATTGTGAATGCCTGTTCAACAAAATCTACTAAACTGTTTAACTGTGTTGTATTTTTGTCATCAACTTTCATAGCCACCATGTCTATATCGTCATCTATACCTAAAATAAGTTCATCTTCTTTATAATAATTAACTATAAAATTGCGTTGAGTGTTCACATGTTTTGTATTGCTTATTATTATATTAACAGGATAATCTTTTAAATTTTCTCTATATGCTT